ATAGGACCACCAGTATTAGTTGCCATAATACGCTTTTGAGGAACATGCTTTTTACCACCGCCACCTTTCGGTAGAGATGGTAAGGCTTTATTTGCATAAGCCTTTTGTGCTTTTGTCTTTCCAGACATAAATTTATTAAAACCGACCTCGTTTCCCGCTTCACTGGGAGAAAAAATAGAAACCCGCGAAGCATTAGATTTCAAACCAGAAGATTGACGACCAGTTAGTAAAAAATCAAACGATTTGGTAAACGACTTATCATCAATTAGTCCAGTGAGTGAATTTTCCGAAAGAAAACTCTGAAACTCTGTAAAGAACTCTGGAAATGAAACTCCTAAAAATTTAATAAATTTCAAAACCGATTGACGTATAGACTCATCAACCCCAAATAGTAATGAGAGAATCATTGAAGCTTTAGAAAATTGTTGGACAGGGTCCAAAACCTTATTCTCAACAAGCGTAAGCTTGCGGCACAAAGAAGTGCAAAGCTTACCAATCCTAGGGACCGGTAAATAACAATCCACATCAGGCGACCATAAAGAGTCTGAGCCTAAAAAAGAAATAGGTGTATCCAAAAAGAGACCACCAGGGTGATTAAACACGACGCTAGCAGATTCCTTTATAGTCATGCCATACAACTTATACGTAGAAATTTCAATCTGTTTAAACTCAACAGGATCCATATCAAACATAAGTCCTAAAACTTTATCATCTGAATAAATCTTGAGTTTATGACAGGCCTTGAATTCCTTGTAATCAGGAAGTCTTTGGAAGACATGATAGAAACACCTTAAAACTAAGTTATTAGAAATAATAACATGTAAAATAGAATTATCTGTTGAGGTATTATTTTGTCCACTTGAATTCGAATGATCTAAAAGGACAACACGTCCATCATACAATACGCGAACAGGATTTAAAGACCAATAAGTGCAATAAGCAATTAGGTCTTCCCAATATATTTGAACCTCAGGAGTTTGACAAGGGTGGCGAAGATATTTGTTACGTAAATAATAAACATCCTCTAACACAGAAGCCTTATCATAACCAGAAACATCAGAATAGGACAATAACTTACAATCCTCAAATTCAATAACTAGTCGATCAAAGCCACCATATTGTTTAACCATACCATAAGCTATAACTCCTTCAACAGAAGCATCAGCAATATTCTTGTTCTGGTTCTGATAACATTTTTTCTGCTTGCGCAAAAAAGTTTTATCAACACAGTCAACCAAACGAACTTTATTCCTTGCTATGTCTTCAGAACATAGAAATTCATTTTTATCATTAAGTAACTGGACCGGAACATGATTGATATTATCCTTATATTTTTCAAAAACTTTGGAATTAAGGTAATCACCAGTTTTTGGAAAACCGGTTTTCTTTCCTATAATTCCAGAAGAAGAAGAGACATTAAACTCAAGAGTCTCACCATTAGTGACAACATCAGCTGCCAAGATGGGACCAAGATAAATATCAGCATACTTTAACGCAATGGCGTGAAACTTATCATCCGCGTCAGGATAGACATACGGAAAATCATTTTTCTTAAAAGCAGCATCAATATCTTGTTTGAGAGGTCTAACTTCAAAATAACTTGCTTGAGCTTCGATAATAGAAGCTGCATCTGGGTCAAAAAGTTTAAAAGATTCAAAATAAGGATCAGGAGATTTATTAACATTAGTGCCAAAAGTGGGGTACATTTGTGTCATATTTATATGCCCAATAACCTGTACATGGTCAAAGCCTGGGCCTTTGGGCGGGTCATTGATGGAGTATTCACTCACACCAAACCCAGGCAGACCAAAGAGTCACAAGGCTCGAAACCACTGCTTAAGAGCAGGGGAAAAACAAACAAAAACGTTCCACAAACCATCATTTAATGTTCCACAATGAATACCTAATAAAATACCTTCCCACACTACACCTTTTCCACAGTCACCACTATCGGTGGAGGCGGAATAATTGCAGGTAGAGGATTTAGGATTAAAGTGGTCAAAATGTTGTGCACATGACCGATGCCAACAACCATCACGAAACACATCTATATAGGCACCAACATAATCGTTGTCCTTCTTAAATGCAGCATCGAGATTCCAAACTCTAGAGGAGAATTTGGAAGGAAAGTCGTCGTCAACGGCTAATACAGCTAAATCAATATGAACGGGAGCTTTAATAGCACGAGAGAAATCGACAACCACAGTGGTAGGACCACCGCGACAAGACCTAAGATAAGTAGGCTTATCTTTTATAAAGTGCTTACAAAAAAGAATATAAGTTCTTTTTTCTAGCTTGACGAATTCACAACAACCGATCAAGGTATCAGTATCAGAAATGATAAAGGCACCGCTTTGACCGGAGGTATCAGGGCTAATTTTAACTAATAGTCCTCCTTCAACATTTGACTCAGGAATCACTTTCTGATCAAGGATTGTCTGTTGAACAGTGCCAACAGCAGGGAGGACTTTTGGTAATTGATTGGCGGGTTTATGGAATTTACTACAGTCAAAGCATCTTCTGCGTTTCAGCTCGATCTGCTTATAACCTAATTTCTTTCCACAACCTTCACAATCAAGAACAATATCAGAATTGAAAGACTCCCAAGCCCTATGTACAGCACAAGGTCTGCAAGTAGAGCTAAAGGGATGTTCACATTTGACAGGAGTATAAGTACCTTTATCAATACGCTTCTTAACCTCAGTAGTATCAGGGAGCTTGCTCTCAGGACTAACAACGGGCTCGGACTTAATAGTCTTATTAAGAACAGGCTTTTCAGTCTTATTCTTCAACTTACGAGCTCTTTTATTAGCGAGGTATCGCTCACGTTTAGCTTTCTTACGGCTAGGAAGTGTGGGAATTGTCTTTTCAATATCATCAATAATTTTTTGGGTTGTAACAGTAGACTCTGGCACAACTTTAGGTTTGGACACAATCGTTGAAGATGTTTTCGGTCCTTTCGGCTTATTAACACCCTCACTTTTCGTTTCCTTATTCAATGGCTTAATTGGTATATCATACCAAATAGTTTTCGGTCCCTCATCGGGCTTATTAACTTTTGGAATACTTTTCGGTTCATTGAAAACCTTAGTTGTAGTAGTATCAGAAGTTTTAGCGGATTGCTCATAAACTTCATCATTGTCAAAATCTGCTTGTTGAGATTGTCGAGTACGACCATATTTACGACGGACATTCTCGGAATGTTGATAATGATCCTCAGGAAGGTCCTGATTGTTCATAAACGCGTCTTCATAATCTTCGTACTGTTCATAAAGTTTCCAATCATATTCGTCTCGATCAGGATCATGACCCCATTTGTAACAAAGGTCTTCATAATCCTCATATGAGACATATCTTGATTTCATATATTGTCCTAAATAGTCATCCCAAGGTTTGGACTTGGAACCAGAACGTTTGTTTCTGACACGTTTATTACGGTTCCGCCCTTTCTTTTTCGGATTGTTCTCAGGAGAGAACTCACTTACTCCAGAAACGGGGTCGTAATATCGAATTGAATCGGCAACAAACCTAAATTGGTTAGTAGAGTTTATCTCAAAGAAATCTTTCATCAGTACACGATAAAAA